ATCAAAGCACAGGCAGCCGAGACTTATCAAAGTGAATGGTATGATGTCAGCAACATATCTTCATACTATAACCGAACAGGTTCGGAATATATCAATGTACTGGGTTATCATCCATTACTGCGTCTTGCACTCAACAGTTATTCAGGCGCAGAAATTGTAGGGCCTGCCACAGCCAATGCTCAGGCTGCTAATGGAGTGATCACTGGCATCACGGTGACCAATTCAGGTAACGGTTATCTAGCACCTCCCAAAGTCACCATCATTGGTCTGGGTGCAGGTGCAGTGGCTGAAGCAGAAATTACAGGTGGCCAAGTCAGCGCCATAAATGTTACTAACGGAGGCCAAGGCTATACTCCCTCACCAGCGCAGCCAACAGTGCCTGCCGCGGTTGTTATCACAACAGGGGCAGTTGTAGACATAATTTGTAGATGACATTCAAAAAAATTGTGGGATTCGGTGACTCATGGATGTACGGTGATGAGTTACTGGATCCTGTGCTAGTTCAACAACATTCAGATGCACACAGTTGTTGGCACCAAAATGATAACTATCGTAACAGTCACAACTTCTTGGGACTGGTAGGCAAACATTACAACGTTCCTGTGGAAAATTTTGGCATAGCCGGCGGATCCATGCAGAGTTCAATTTGGACTTTTCTTTGGTGGCTAGAGCATGAGCCCAACCTCCAAGATTGTCTAGTACTTGTGGGTCACACTGACTCAGACCGCCTGAGTTTTTACAACCCCAATCACAATCACTATGCCAATGACCCGCCCTGGAACAAGTTTATACATTCAACTTGGGTGCAATATGGATCTAGTGTGGTACCAGAAAATTTTAGATCCATGGTCAAACAACAATTGGTGCTGACCAATTGCTCAGAATTGGCTAGACTCAATCACATGCAAACTTTATTGTTTTTTGATGGTATAGCATCCAGAAAACACATACCCATGATGCAGTTTCACATCATGCCAGCCGACAATCAATTGGATCTGTTAACAGAGATTTGGCCTGGATTTTCAACTACCATGTGGTTCCGTGATCATCCGGGCAATCAAAAGCGAGAACTGATCATGCCCGGAGGTCATCCCAATGAAATTGGGCATAAAATGATTGCTGACAAGTTGATTTCTACCATAGATTCTGCTACAATGTAGCAATGCTTGATATACTGCAATATTTGCCTGCAAAACGACGACCCAGTCCACAAGGCTGGTTGAGTTTCAATGCGGTGTGTTGCGCCCATAATGGTAATAGTCAGGACAAGCGCGGGCGTGGTGGGATCAAGGTAACTGAACAAGATTGGAGTTATCATTGCTTCAATTGCAGTTACACAGCCAGTTTTGTTCTAGGACGCACAGTGGGTTTCAAAGCCCGAAGATTATTGAGTTGGATGGGTGTGCCCGATAACGAGATTGAAATGCTTAATCTTGAAAGTCTGCGGCATCGTAGCATACACGGTATACTTGAAGATAGACAACGAGTATTCAATGCACTAAGTGCTATTGAGTTTGAAGAGTCAGATGACTTCCCACCTTTCTCTGAAGTGGTTACACCAGAAGTTCCTTACTATTGGAACTACATTCGTCGACGCGGTGTGCCAGAAGACTTCCCCATCATGACTTCTATCAAGAACGATGGCGTTCATTGGGTTAGGCCGTTTGTGTTAGTACCGTTCACATATGACAACAAGGTAGTAGGCTGGACTGCTAGATTTTTAGATGACAAACAACCCAAGTACATCAATCACTCACAACCCGGTTATGTATTTGGCACAGACTTGCAACATGCTGACTGGCAACATGTGCTGGTGATGGAAGGCATCTTTGATGCACTTTCAATTGGTGGGCTTGCTGTGATGCACAACACCATCAGTGACAGCCAAGCAAGATTGATTCGCAGTCTTGGACGTGAAGTAACTGTGGTACCTGATCAAGATACAGCAGGTGTGGAGTTAATTGACCGTGCTGTAGAACTGGGCTGGGCCGTGAGCATACCTGAGTGGCCAGCGGGTTGCAAAGATGTTAATGACGCTGTGATAAAACTAGGCAGACTAGGCACCTTGCTAACTATTATGTCAGCAAGAGAAACTAGTAAGATTAAAATAGAAATAAGGAAGAAGCAACTTGTTAAAAGAATACGGACTTGATGTCCAAAGACTATTTCTAGAAATGATGTTGGAAGACGCAACAAGTTATGTGCGTGTTCAAAACATCTATAACCCACAGAACTTTGACAAAAGTTTGAGACCTGCGGCTGAGTTCATCAAAGAACACTCAGACAAACACAAGACCATGCCTGACAGGCAGCAGATTTCAGCGACCACGGGTGTTCGACTTGCACCAGTGCCGGATTTGAATGAAGGACACTTTGACTGGTTCATGGGCGAGTTTGAAGCATTTACCCGACGTCAAGAACTTGAACGTGCTATTTTGAAATCGGCGGACTTGCTGGAAAAGGGCGAATTTGAGCCAGTGGAGAAACTGATCAAAGATGCAGTACAGATATCACTTACTAAAGACATGGGCACGGATTACTTTGCTGATCCCAAGGCTCGCATTGAGAAATACTTTAACTCGGGCGGCCAAGTAAGCACAGGTTGGCCACAACTGGATAGATTGTTGTACGGCGGATTCAGCCGTGGCGAACTAAACATTTTTGCCGGCGGTTCAGGTTCTGGCAAGAGTCTCGTGATGATGAACATTGCGCTAAACTGGTTGCAACAAGGACTTAGCGGTGTTTATATTACATTAGAATTGAGTGAAGAACTTACAAGTTTGAGAACTGATGCTATGTTAACAAACATGAGCACCAAAGACATTAGACGTGACATGGACACAACTGAACTTAAGGTCAAACTAGTAGCCAAGAAGTCCGGTAACTATCAGGTCAAGGGCTTGCCAGCACAGAGCAACATCAATGACATTCGCGCTTACTTGAAAGAGTATCAAATTCAGACAGGCAAGAAAGTAGACTTTGTGATGATTGACTACTTGGACTTGCTGATGCCAGTCAGTGCCAAAGTCAGTCCCAATGACTTGTTTGTTAAAGACAAGTATGTGAGTGAAGAATTGCGTAACTTGGCCAAAGAATTAGCAGTACTGATGGTTACTGCATCACAGTTGAATAGATCGGCTGTGGAAGAAGTTGAATTTGATCACTCGCATATTTCAGGTGGTATATCCAAGATCAATACTGCTGATAACGTGTTTGGTATCTTTACTAGCAGAGCAATGAAAGAGCGTGGCAAGTATCAAATACAATGTATGAAGTCGCGCAGTTCAACAGGTGTTGGACAAAAGATTGATCTTGAATACAACATTGAAACCATGCGTATCACAGATGAAGGTGGTGACGAAAAAGACAACTTCCGTGGAGGTGCCAAGCCCAGTATCATGGATTCAATCAAGGCCAAGAGTCAAGTTAAAACTGCCGAAGAAGGTGAATCTAGCACACCACCCTGGGAACGTGCCAAGCCTCGAGAAGACTTTGATCTAGAAGCACCCAAAGTCACTGCTGATGTGCAAAGTGCAAAATTAAAACAATTGCTGGGGCAAATTAAACAATCGTAATATACATTGTTAATTGTGTCAATGGTTTGTCTAAAACTAATAACCGATAAATAAATCAAAGGCCACTGATAGTAATGCAAAAACGCACCCGTAGTTTGTTAGAAGAATTAGACTCAATGTATGTTGAGCGTGAGCGCCATCTAGTGATAGAAAGCCGTGCAAGCAACGTAATAGCCAGTGCTATCAATCTGCTGGAACAAATTGACGCCACTTTTCCGCCTGAACAAGCAGAAAATCTAACTCGTAAATTGCTCAATGCTATTCGCACTAGAGATGCTGGCCGTTTTGAAAGAACAGTGAGACGTACCCATGCAGATTCATGAACTAACCAAACGACAACTCAACGAAGTCAACATAGCAGGCCCTGGCGGTCTGGTGAACCGAGCGCAAACTGCATATCAAGCCGCAAAACAACCGGGTGCATTGGGCAGTCTAGTTAAATCTCAGCAGGCTGCACCTCCGGGTTCTAATCTATGGCAACGTGCAAAAACAGCCCTGGCATCCAATCCGCTGACCAGTTCATCGGCCCTGGCTCGCAGCCAATTTTCACAGGCACAATATGCCCAACGTACTGCGGCACAAGGAACACAAGTTGCAAAAAATCTTCAGAACAATTGGTTACAGTGGGAACAGTATTTGGCACAGACTTCGGGCATTCCCGCATTACCTCCTGCGCAGTATCGACAAACACTAGAAGATTGGTTTAAAAAGAAGGCCGTACCTGACACATATGATGCTGAGGATTTTTTAGACCCGACTGAAAACACTTTGGCCAATGCAATCAAACAAACATTAGATCTAATAGCCGACGCCGCAGAAAAAAGCGATGCCACGGCCATGGAGAGAGAGTTTAAAGAATTGACAACGCTAATTCAACAATCAGCACAAGGTTTAACCAGCAAAGATGAGCAAGCAAAGTTAGCGGCTAGAGCACAATACAAACAAGCACAGCGCCAGGCGCAAGCCACTGGTGCCGCACAGCCACAAACCCAACAGCCACAAACCCAACAGCCACAGCAACAGGCACCCGTGGTAACGCCTGCTACGATAACACAAACTCTACAACAGTTTGGACTCAAACCCGGAACAAACTTGCAAAATTTTATACCACAAATGGTAGGTGCTGCCACAGTAGGATCAACAGGCAATGCCAACGCTGATAATCTACTCAAAGCCTTGGGATTACAAGTACAATGAACTTATTTGAAGGTGGCAACGTATTTAAAGATGCTG